ACACCCTAACTCCAAACCCTGTTGCGTTTGTAAACTCTGATGACACCACAAGCGAGGAGGTCACCATTGCGTGGTATGCCAATACCTCAAACCGCTATACAAGCGCAGCAGCATCACACACTATCACCTTTGGCGCAGACATAGACCCATACCACCTGCAATCGGTAAACCAAAGCCTATATAACAACGAGTGGAGCGACTACATTACCGACCTATACGCCAAAAGTCGCAGGTTGTACAACGTAGAAGCCGTGCTACCCATCGGCAAGATTATCACGCTGAACCTGCAAAACGCAATCATTTGGAACAACACCAAGTACATCATAAACAACGTGAGTCTAAATATGACCACAGGCAAAGCATCATTTGAACTCCTTAACGTAGTATGAAGCCCACCTATTTAAGTTATTTGATAGAACTGCTGCAAGCAAGTGACTATCGCAACGTCTCCGAAACTATTGATATAGCAAAGGGCAAGAACGCAATACCACGAACTTGGAAGGAGTTCCTAAATCGTAGATAATGGCAGTAGTAGAAGAAATTCGTATTGAAGGAGATACTTCGGGCTTTCAGAAGCAGATTGATGCGCTTAATAAAAAGATTGAGGAGCTTGAGAAGAATCTCGGTGGCGTACAGAAGGAAGCGGCAGACGTAGGCAAGGAGGCCAAGAAGACGGGCGGCATCATCAACAAGGCATTTGACGGCCTAAAGAAAGTTGTTACCGCACCTTTTGAGCTTGCAAAGAGAGCAGCAAGCGGATTAGGAAGCCTACTCAAAGGCGGTCTTGGTCTTGGGCTTCTTGTTGGCGTAGTAGATAAACTATCGGAGGCTTTTCAAAGCAACCAAAAGGTAGTAGATGCAGTCAGCAAGGTGATGACTACCTTGAGCATTATCTTCAGTAAGATAACCGAAGCAATCTTTGGAGCAGTAGAGGAGCAGAACAAACTCAACGGAGGATTTGATGCAACGAAGAAGGTACTCGGTGGATTGATTAGCGGAGTGCTTAATGTATTTGTAGGCATCATACAGGGCATCCAATTAGCGGTACTTGAAACGCAGCTTGCTTGGGAGAAGTCTTTTTTTGGAGATAAGGATGCAACACGCATCAAAGAACTAAACAAGGAGATAGCCCTCACTCGTGAGGAGTTGACCAAGACGGGGGAAAACCTTTTGGAGAGTGGCAAGATGGTCATCAATAACCTTGCAGAAGCCGCAGGCGAAGTGGCAAAGACCGTTGTAGCTGTTTCCAAGAGCGTTGTAAAGGCGGTGCAGGAGTTGGATATAGACAAGGCCACAAGCGATGCAGAGAAATTGGTCGCGTTACGAAAGGCCGCAGCACTTGCTGATGTAGAACGGCAAAGGATTCAGCTTGAGTTCCAAGCAGGCCAAGAGAAGCTGCGGCAGTTGCGTGATGATGAAAATACATCTATTGACGTAAGGCTGCAAAAAAACGCAGAGCTACTTGACTCTTTTAAGAAACAAGCAGCGTTAGAAGAACAACAAATACAGAAAAAGATTGATTTAGCGCAAGCAGAATTAGCCGTTATAGATAGTGCGGAGAATGCAGTTGCGTTAGCACAAGCAAAGTTAGAGCTAACTGATTTGACAGAAAGGCTACTTGGTCAAGAGTCTGAAGCCCTTGCAAACCAAAACTCCCTTCTTCGTGAGCAGTTAGACATTACCAAGAGCATCGGTGAGACCGACCAAGAGATATTCGAGATTCAGCAGAACGCTCAACTTGAACTCATAGATGATGCGGTAGCAAGAGCCGAGAAAGAAATAGAGATAGCACAAAATGTCTTTAACCGAAAGAAGGCATTGCTTCAGCAAGAGGTAGATGCTACAAAGGCAGGAACCGCAGCTCGTGCAGAAGCAGAAAATGCTCTAAAGTTATTTGAAGCGGAGAACGCAGCAGGTCGTTTGGCTTTGGAGAAGAACTTGCAGCAGGCAAAGTTAGATGCTATCAAAGGCGCACTAAACGGCATCGCACAACTCGTAGGTGAGAATACGCTGCTTGGTAAAGGCATCGCGTTAGCGCAGGTAGCCATTGACACTTATACGGGAGCTACAAAGGCTCTTGCGCAGGGTGGTGTATTTGGTTACATAGGAGCCGCAGGAATCATTGCATCGGGTATTGCAAACGCAAAGAAGATAACCGCTACGCAAGTGCCTACTGAATCAGGCGGTGGTGGCAGCAGCCCTGCCATAACAAACACGCTCTCGCAGCCCTCAACCCCTGCGCAGTTTAACATCGTAGGACAGTCCAACCTAAACCAACTTGCACAAAGCATAGGTGGTCAGTTTCAGCAGCCCATCCGTGCTTATGTCGTAGGGCAGGATGTAACGACCTCACAACAACTACAACGCCAAAGAGTAAGAACCGCAACATTCGGATGATGAAACTAATTGAACTTATACTTGATGAATCAATGCTGCTCACGGGCATTGATGCAATCTCCCTTGTAGAATATCCTGCTATTGAGGAGGACTTCATAGCCCTCAACTCACAAAGGGTGGAGTTTGCTACGCAGAGCGATGAGAAGCGCATCCTTATGGGAGCAGCACTCGTACCCAACAAACCCATCTACCGAGCCGAAGGCGAGGAGGAGTTCTACGTTTACTTCAGCGAAGCCACCATCCGCAAAGCAAGCGAGATGTTCTTTCAGAAGTCCAAGCAGAACAACGCTACCCTTGAACACGAGGTAGGCATCAACGGCCTCACGGTTGTAGAGTCTTGGATTATAGAAGATGAGGTACACGACAAGAGCAAGAAGTATGGCTTTGATTTGCCCGTAGGCACTTGGATGGTATCTATGAAAGTCAACAACCCCGAAATTTGGACAAACTTTGTCAAGACAGGAAAGGTCAAAGGCTTCTCTATTGAGGGGTACTTCGTGGACAAGCTAAACCTTGCCAAGCAAGAGATGGCGCAGATAGAGGAGCAGGAAGCAGCGTTGATGCTTGCGCAGATTGTCGCTATCATAAAAAGGGATGGCCGCAAGAAGTCGGGAACACGCACCGAGATGGAATCGTTTACTGACTACCCCGATGCGGTAAAGAACAACGCCAAGCGTGGCATTGAACTAAACGAGAAGAACGGCAACAAGTGTGCAACGCCTGTCGGTAAGGTAAGGGCGCAGCAACTCGCACAGGGCAAGCCCGTATCTGTTGAGACCATCACACGGATGTACTCCTATCTATCAAGAGCCGAAGAATACTACGATGAGAACGACACGCAAGCCTGCGGCACAATATCGTTTCTGTTGTGGGGCGGCCTTGCAGGTAAGCGTTGGGCAGAATCCAAACTAAAAGAACTTGGCAATGTATAGACCAATGAAACTCCCCGTTGCGTCACCGAGAGGTGGCAGGCGTGGATGCTTGTGCAAAGACAATACCTACAAGTCCAACTGCTGCGATGGCTCATTGCAAGCGCAAGGTATAGGCTCGTTAGTGGGTCAAGGCATAAGCGTTAAGATACGAGGCGAGGAGTGGCAGACCATCAACACCCGATGGGAGTCCACAAATACTCTATGGCAAGACCTATAAAAATGTTACAAATAATCAAAACCCCTTTAATTAGTTAGATATGAAAGCAAACAATATCCTAAACCGCATCCTTGCCGAACTGTCCTCCATCCGCGAGGTTAAGTTTGAGCAAATGACACTTGAGAACGGAGCCGTTCTTGAGGCAGAATCATTTGAAGCAGGTAACGAAGTCTTTGTCATTAGTGGCGATGACCGAGTTGCTGCTCCTGTTGGCGAACACCTCCTTGAAGATGGTCGTGTACTCGTTATCACCGAAGAAGGCGTAATCGCTGAAATCAAAGAAGCTGCTGCCGAAGCAGAGGAAGTAGAAGTTGAGGTTGAGGCCGCAGCACCTACCGAACTTGCAGAGGAAGTAGAAGAAGCTCCTGCGGTTGTTGCAATCATTGAGAAAGTTCTTGAGGAGATTGCAATGATGCGTGAGGAGATGAAAGGAATGCGTGAGGAGATGGGCGGCTACGCCAAGAAGGAGGAGATGTCAGCTATCAAGGCTGAACTATCTGCCGCACCTGCTGCGAAGCCCATCAAACACAACCCCGAAACAAAGCAAGTCCAAAAGATGAGTTCAAACCGCCCCCAAAAGACGATTGACCGAGTCCTTGCACGAATGAATAAATAACAAATAAACAATGGCAACAACTACTTCAATCACCACTAACTATGCAGGAGTATTTGCAAGCAAGTATATCTCTGCTGCACTTCTTTCTGCTAATACTTTGGACAAAGGTCTCATTGAGATTCTTCCAAACGTAAACTTCAAAACCACCCTTCAGAAGGTTAACACAAACGACATCGTAAAAGATGGCACTTGTGATTTTGATGCAACTTCTACCTTGACTTTGACCGACCGCATTCTTGAGGTTGAGCCATTCCAAGTGAACTTGCAGCTTTGCAAAAAGGACTACTACGATTCTTGGATTGGTGGTCAGATGGGTTACTCCGCTTACGATAGCATCCCTGCTTCTTTCGCTGACTTCCTTATCGCTCACGTTGCTTCAAAGACTGCCCAAAAGATTGAGCAGAACATTTGGAACGGAAACGCTGCAAGCGCAGGTGAGTTTAGCGGCTTCCTTTCTTTGATGACTGCTGACTCTGACGTTATTGACGTAACCGCTACAACCGTAACTGCTGCAAACGTAATCACCGAGCTTGGTAAAGTTGCTGATGCTATCCCTTCTGCCCTTTACGGCAAGGAGGACTTGACCATCTACGTTCCACAAAACGTAGCTAAGGCTTACGTTCGTGCGCTTGGTGGCTTCGGAACTTCAGGTCTTGGAGCAAATGGTGTTGACAACAAAGGCACAATGTGGTACGGCAACGGAGACTTGTTCTTTGATGGCATCCGCGTTGCTATGGCAAACGGTCTTCCTTCAAACAAGATGGTTGCTGCTGAATCTTCAAACCTATTTTTCGGCTGCGGTTTGGCTGATGAGAGAAACGAAGTGCGTGTCCTTGATATGTCCGACCTTGACGGAAGCTTAAATGTCCGCGTAATCCTACGCTTCTTCGCAGGAGTTCAGTACGGCATCGGAGCTGACGTAGTCCTTTACTCTTAATCCGAGTTAATGTAAATCAAGAGGGGGCTTGGGCTATGTCCTCGCCCTCTTTTTTAATTCTAATAAAACAAAAATAAAATGGCTTGTGATTTAACTAAAGGTCGTGCGGTTCCGTGTAAAGACGTTGTCGGAGGAATTTATGCGGTGTACTTTGTAGATTTCGGTGACTTGGGTACTGTTACCCTCACCAACGATGAGATTACCAATATCAGCGGAACTTTCTCTGCTTACCAATATCTTGTAAAAGGTAACTCATCTTTTGAGCAGACCTTTAACTCAAGCCGTGAGAATGGCACAACCTTCTTCACGCAAACTTTGAATTTGACGTTGACCAAACTCACAAAGGAGGACAACAAAGAATTAAAGCTGCTTGCTTATGGTCGGCCTTATGTTGTGGTGCAAGACTACAACGGCAACGCCTTTATGATGGGTCTGAACTACGGAGCCGAAGTAACAGGTGGAACGATTGTAACGGGTGCTGCTATGGGTGACCTATCGGGCTACACTTTGACAATGGAGGGACAGGAGCAACTTCCTGCCAACTTCATCGCAGGTGCTACCGTTGCCAATCCATTCGCAGGACTTGCAGGTGCAGTTGAAACGATTGTAGTGGGTTCTAACTCGTAAATGAATTAGGGGGGCGCAAGCCCCCTTATATTTACAAATAAAATGAGCAAACAAATTTTTTCTAAAATCGCCAAGATTGGCGAGGAGATGCGAGCAGCAGAAGCCGTAAAGGTTGAATTGGCTGCAATGGATGACCTACCCAAAATGCTCAAATACATTCAGGAAGGTCAGAAGATTGAATCAAGAGCTGCCGCTATTGAGGACAAATACTCTAAATCGGTAAACGATGCCCTTGCTGCCCGAAACAAACTTGAAACCGATTTTAGTAACCTCAAGGCATATCAAAAGGCGGTAGAAAAGACAATCGCTGATGTAGATAAAAAAGCAAAGGAGTTGGGCGTAGACCCGATGAAGGTGCTTCCCACCTACAAAGAGGTTATGTCGCAAAACTTTCTCCGAGTAAACATTGAGAACGTAGCTGAAACCTTGCGTATTTTGCCAAAAGGTAAAGTGTAGGTATAAGTTTGACAAAATAGTTAAGGGGGCGTAAGCCCCTTTTCTATTTTCAAACAAATCCAAAGTAAAAGGTTATTTATTTAAGATGCATATCCTTCAAGTATCAGCCTCGCCACAAGCAATAGTAATCATACCTCGCACGTTCCCTGCGAGCGTTACGATTGCGCTGATTGACGAATCAACAAACACCACCGCAACACCTGCGGTTACGGCTGCCTCTGCGAATGGTTTTATGACCCTCACAGGCACGTTTAGCCTTGTCAACAATAGATTCTATGGCTTAAAGGTATTTGCATCGGGAAATCTAATATATCGGGATAGGGTATTCGTAACTTCGCAAACAGACTACGAGAAATTTACGGTGAACCAAAACGTGTACACCGAAGAAACAAGCTATGACAATGAGTACATCATCATCTAAAGTCCACGTTGTGAACTTCAGTTCATACACCACACCTGTTGTTAAAGAGGTGCAAGGGAAGGACTATGTAGAATACGGAGACAACAACGACTACTTCGGGTATCTGATTGACAGGTACAACGGCTCACCCACCAACAACGCTATCCTCAACTCTTTGATGGATATGACCTTCGGTAAAGGATTGGATGCAACGGACTCTGCCAAGAAGCCGAGCGAGTACGCAGCGATGCGTGGCCTGTTCACGAAAGCCTGCTTGCAGAAGGTGGTAGCGGACTATGTGATGATGGGGCAATGCAGTATGCAGGTTGTGTACTCCCAAGACCACAATATGATTGTAGAGGTGCAGCACATCCCCGTAGAGACGTTACGAGCCGCAAGGTGCAACGAAGACGGGGAGATTGAGGCGTACTACTACGCAAAGGATTGGGAAGACGTAAAAAGCAGGAGAGAGACTGCGGTACGCATCCCTGCATTTGGCACAAGTAAAGAGGGGTTGGAGATATTGTACATCAAGCCATACCGAGCAGGATTCTACTACTACTCCCCTGTGGACTATCAAGGTGGCCTGCCATACGCAGAACTTGAGGAGGAGATTGCCAACTACCACATTAACAACATTCAGAACGGCCTTGCGCCTTCAATGCTTATTAACTTCAACAACGGGGTACCGAGTGAGGAGGAGCGCAGGAGCATTGAGCAGCAGATTGCAACGAAGTTTAGTGGCAGTTCAAACTCGGGCAAGTTCATCCTTGCGTTTAACGATAATAAAGACCTTGCAGCAACGGTTGACCCCGTTCAGTTATCGGATGCTGCGGAGCAGTACCAATTCTTGAGTGCTGAAGCCACGCAGAAGATAATGGTTTCGCATCGTATCGTAAGCCCTATGCTATTGGGCATCAAGGACAATTCGGGATTAGGTAACAACGCTGATGAGCTAAAGACCGCATCTACGCTTTTGGATAACCTTGTTATTCGCCCCAAGCAGGAGATTATCATTGACGGCATTGATATGATTCTTGCCTACAATGACATCAGCCTAAACTTGTACTTCAAGACCCTGCAGCCTTTGGAGTTCACCGAAGACGTAGTTACGCCTATGGATATGGAAACCCGTGAGGAGGAGACAGGGGTGAAGCTATCAAGCCAAGAGCCGAGCGATGAGATATTTGAGGAGGCGTTTGCTGCTTTAGAAGAAGTAGGCGAGGTCGTAAATATGGATGAATGGGAGCTTGTAGATGAACGACCCGTTGACTACGATGCAGAGCAGGCATTAAGCAAGTACGCATTCGCATCAACAGGCAGCGCATTCCCTAACGCCAAGAGCAGCCAAGACGGAGTAACTGAAGAAGGCAAGAGGTACAAGGTTCGTTATGCTTACGCTCCCGAATCTGCAGCACTTCAGAAATCTAATAGCCGCGAGTTCTGCAAGAAGATGATAGCCGCAGGCAAGGTGTACCGCAAAGAAGATATTGAGCGTATGGATGGTCAAGCCGTCAACGCAGGCTTTGGCATATCGGGAGCAGCAACCTATTCAATATGGCTTTACAAGGGCGGTGCAAGATGCCATCACTTTTGGATGCGCAAGACGTACTTGGCAAAAGGCGAAGGCGTAACTCCCGATGTTGGCAACCCCAACGCAGAGGTGAGTGTAAACAAGGCAAAGAAGGAGGGCGTGGTACTTGAGACCAATCCTACAAACGTAGCGAAGCGACCTGTTGATATGCCCAATCAAGGATTTGTAAACCCACGATAAGATATGAAAGCTCTATGGATAAAGAGGGAAGACCTCGTACGGAATACGCTAATAAGCGGCAACCTTGATACCGACAAATTTACTCAGTTCATCGCTATCGCGCAAGATATTCATATTCAAAACTACACGGGAACCAAGCTATACGACAAGATTAGTGCGGACATTCTTGCAAACACTTTGACCAATCCATACCTCGCCCTCGTAAATGATTATCTACAACCAATGCTAATCCAATGGGCATTGTGCGAATATCTCCCCTTCGCAGCTTACACCGTAGGCAACGGTGGGGTGTTCAAGCACAACTCCGAGAATAGCACTACCGCAGAAAAGATTGAGGTTGACTATTTGGTAGGCAAGGCACGGGACTTGGCGCAGTATTATACGGATAGGTTCATCACTTATATGAGCTACAACCAAGCCTCATTCCCCGAATACAATAGCAACAACAACGCTGACGTTTACCCTGATACTGACTCTAACTTCAGCTCTTGGGTTTTATGAGTGGCAAGAAACAGACCTACACTCCGAAGCGTAGCAACATTGTGAAGTTAAAGAGTTATTTAGACAATGGGAGTTCAAGGCGATTGGGGACAAGGAGCAGCAAACAATGACATCTATTGGGGTCAAGCAGCAGCAACGAATAGTATCTCTTGGGGTATGGTTCAGCCATTGTCTTATGGTCATCCTACTACTAACCTTTACGGCAACAACGAGCAAGGTGCTTGGCAGTTGATAGAAGAAATTTGGAATACTTGGTCAACAACTTGGAATAATTAGAAATGGGAACAACTTTAACGGGGACAACCCCACAAGATACTTACGATAGCCTTATTAAGGTTACGGACAACGGGCCGCTTGGTGCTACCGTCAAATACTTAAGCGATGGTCTTGGCAATGATTCGGCTCTTGCTTTGTCAACGAGCCGTATTGCTATTGGCAGTACGATTGATTCGGGTGAATTGATTACGGCTTATGGTTCAACGGAAGCAGCAATCGTATTCCAAAACTCAAGTAGCGGCACGGGTACAGGAAATGGTTTGTATTTGGGTACTTTGGATGCCGAGAACTACCTGTGGACTTACGAAAACCAAGATATGATTTTTGGTGCTAACAACACCGAGCGTATGCGCATTTTATCAGGAGGCGGCCTAACCTTCAACGGGGACACCGCAGCAGCCAACGCCCTTGATGACTACGAGGAAGGTACTTGGACTCCGACTACTGCAACCGCAGGATATACGATAAACACAAGTGCGGGAAGTTATACCAAAATCGGAAGGCAAGTAACATTTAGGTGCGTTGTAAACTTTAGTGCGGTTAATGCCGCTTCTAATTCGTTTGTTGTTATTTCGGGTTTACCATTTAGTACATCCGCTATTTCTTATTCAGGAATTGTGAGAGAAGACTCAAACACAGGAGTTTTATATGCCTGCACCGCATTTAATACTTCACTCTTTATGAATTCAATGGATGGTACAACAACAGGTTCTCAAAGACCATTTGCTACTAATGAAAACTACGTTGTTAGTATCACCTACTTCGTATAAAAAATAAAACTAAACAAAATGATTGAAGAAGTAATCTACATCAGCGACTTTAACGTCAAATTAGACGGAACTATCGCAGTCCGCAAAACCACAGACGTTACCAAAGACGGAGCCGTAATCGCTTCCTCTTATTGGCGCACCGTGCTTGCAGTTAACGACCCTGCTGCCGATGAGGTATTGGGAGTTGATGGCTACTACCGCACCCTTGCCAACGATGCTTGGGCAATGATTCCAACGCCCGTAGTGGTTGAGGAAGCAGCAGCCGAGTAAATGGAACACCTACAACAACGGCTTGATGCATTAAAGCAGCAAGAGGCGAATCTACTAATGCAATTAGATGAGGTTCGCGTCTTGGTATCTGCATACGAGAACACCCTAAACAAAGATGACAAAGGAGTCGGCTGATAGCGTAATCACGTCTTGGTCTTTAACGGGAGCAGGACTTCTCGTAAGCTACGCCCACCAAATGTTGGGTTTAGCCGTACTTGTAACCTCACTTGCGTACACTCTTTGGAAGTGGCGAAGGGACTACAAGAAGGACAAACGTGCTAATTGAGCGCATCTTCGGTAACCCGAAGACTACTCTACTTGGGCTGATTATTATCGGCCTTTGTTTTGTGCTTGTGTTTTACGAGAAGGCCACGCTCACGGAGGTGAGTGCGTTTATGATGGGTGCGTTTGCCCTTATGTTTTTGAAAGACCCTAAAGATGGCGAAGCAACAGGCGGTAAGCCAACGAATAAGTAAGAGCAAGAAGCGAGGCAAGCATTCCAAGAGTGCATCTGCCAACAAAGCGAGTAAGAACTACTCCAAGCCCTACAAGAGTCAAGGTCGTTAGAATGTGCATTAAGGCGCACTTTACCTGTTAATGTACGTTTTATTGTACATTATGACTACAAATTGTGCAATTAAATATACATTAAGCAATATGCAAAAAGTGCAAAGTGTAAAGTCAAATGAGCATAATGTGTAAAATGTCCAACTTTTGATATTAAAAATGTGACTAAGAACTTTACCCTCGCAGAACTGACTGCTACAAAAACAGGGCTTCCTAACGCTTTACCCAAGCACTTGGAACCCAACCTCCGTGCGCTTGCAGAAAACGTCTTACAACCCACGAGAGACGCATTAGGTGCGTTGAAAGTAACGAGTGCATACCGCAGCCCTGCGGTGAATACCAAAGTGGGAGGGGCAAAGACCTCGCAGCATGTTCAAGGCCAAGCAGCCGACCTCAAGTGCGAAGCAGGCAATGATGTTTTATTTCATTGGATTAAGGACAATTTAGACTTTGACCAACTCATTTGGGAATTTGGCTCTGATACTGCGCCATCGTGGGTTCACGTTAGTTACTCAAGTAGCAAGAACCGAAAACAAATCCTAAAAGCAGTAAAGCACAATGGCAAAACTAAATACCTCCTCTTTTGATGAATGGCTTGACTCCCTCGAAACTAAACCCCAACCGACTTGCAATGTGGACAATCCTGCTGACTGCGACTCTTGCGGTAGTTAGCAGTTGCGCTACTGTGAAACCCGTCCTTCAGAGTGTAGTTGTAAGGGACACGGTCATTGTAACCAAGACAAAGTACCTAACCGACACGTTGGAACTCTACAAGGACACGACCATCTACCAAGACAAGGTACGCCTTCAGCTTCAGTACATAGACCGAAAGGTATTGGTTGAGGCTACGTGCTTGCCCGATACCATCCGAGTCACACAAACCAAGATTCTAACGAAAGAGCGCAAGCAGAGGGGATGGACTCTTGAGGGAGGAGCAGTTTTGCTTATGCTTATTTTGGTGGGTGGCTACATCGTGAAGCGTTGGGTGGATAAACTCACCGAGTAATTATACCCTTTAAGATACATTAGGGGCGTTTTAAGCGACTTTATACGCTAAAGGGTATAGTTCTATACCTTGAGGTATTTGGATGCGTTAGAACGCAACTTCTTTCTTTTTCTTTGTTAAGTTTCTTTTTCTTTAAGTTGTTTGGTAAAGTTAACAGTTGACTAACTACTAACTAAAGTCAAGTTAATAGTTGATTAAGTTAAGTAACTAATCAAGTTAACTTGTAAAAAAAAAGGAATAAAATTGACATACGCAAGTCCTTATGCTAATTTGTAATGATTCTAAATAATGAATGACCACATCTACATTTATTGGGATGATGTACCTTTGACCAATGACACCAAAGTACTACATCGGCAAGACGTTGAAGATAGAGGCGAAGGATGTGGTGATGGACTTCCAACCTGATAATTACAATCTTGGAACTGCCCTCACTTACATAATGCGAGCAGGCAAGAAACCGCACAACCCTATCTGCGATGACATCAGAAAAGCCATCGCTCACCTAAATTTTGAACTTGAACGCCAAAATGAGCAGCAAACCATTAGCGCAACAAGCGAAGGAAGCCAAACAACAACAGGAAAGTATGCAGTACTATACTAACCCTGCCAAACGTAGGAAGATAGACTTCATCCTTGAGGAGTGCGCTACGCTGATGGCTAACTGCGACTCCGATTACAACTCTCGCCAACAGGCGAAGTACAAAGAACAAGAGCTACTCGGTGAGATTGCCAAGATAGACCTGCACTTCGCCATCCAATGCGGCTATCTGATTCCCGATAATTGACCTACAAGATTGTCGTGGGCAAGGTTCCAAGCCTCAACGCCTTCTATGCATCAAAGCATTGGACTGCTCGTGTGAAGGCAAAGGAGTTGGTATTTAAAGAGGTAATGTCGCAGCTTGAGAAGTATGACCTGCAAGAGATAAAGGATGTCCACATCCATTGCAAGGTCAACTACCGTTATGATATTGACAATGCAATAATGGCGGTGAAGTTTGCCCTTGACACATTTAAGACTTGGGGTGGCGTGAAGGATGACTCACGAAAGTATGTGCATTCCTTAAAGTTGGTACACGACCAAAGTATTGGGAAAGACACGGCAGAAATAACCTTCACAGGTTTGGTGGTATCAGAATAAGTTGTATATTTGCATAACTTAAAACCAATCAGTTATGACTTTATCTTTTTCTTCAGACGTTTACACCGAGATGGTGCAAGTGCAACAAGCACAAATCCAAGCACTTCAAAACAAGGTACAAGAGCTTGAAGCTCGTATTGAGGTTTTGCAGCAGCAATCAATTCTATTTATCTAAAACCAATCTATTATGCCTAAAATTATTTCAATCACACCCACAGGCCAATGGCAAGATTTATTCAAGCTTGAGGTTCGCTTTGACAATGGAGACTTCGGTACTGCCTTTGCCAAATCACAAACCCCACCCTATGCCGTAGGCGAAGACGTGGAGTACACCAAGAATGAAAAGGGAACCGTGAAAATCCAACGAGCCAATGCTTTTGGCGGTGGAGGTTATAACCAATCAGCTCCATCTGCGCCTAAAAATAACGATGACCGCTCACTTTCAATCATCCGACAGGTTGCTCTAAAGGCTGCGGTTGAGTACGCTTGTGCTGCGCAACACGATGTCAACACCATCCTTGCCAACGCAGAGACCTTTAACGCTTGGATGACAGGGCAGAGTGCTGCTCCTGCATCACACACCGAGCATTTCGCAAATCGCAACGACCCTTTCTGATTGGTTTTTAATAGGTCGTTGTGTGAAGCCC